GTGGCTGAAGGAGCACGCCTGGAAAGTGTGTATACGGCAACGTATCGGGGGTTCGAATCCCCCTCTCACCGCCACATATAGTAGGACGTTACAGGGACAAAGTCCCGTGTAGACTGGCTTCTAAGACTACACCAAGACAACGGCACTACAAAAAAAGCACAAAATAATGCACGTGAAATGCACGCGCACTTTGGGCTCAAAGAAAAAGCCTCTGATTAACGTCAGAGGCTTTTCTGTTTGTGTCTGATTGCAACAAATTATTTTGTCGCTCAGGACGGGTTTGCAGGCCAGGTAATGTCTGGCGCTTTGCTCAAATCAATTCTGTTCACATCAATGCGGTATTTTTTCCAGAGCGGCAGCAGTCTCTTTTCCTCATCAGTAGCTATCCCCAAATCGGCTGCATCCTGCAGCGGGTTGATCGCGTCTGTTGCCACGCCAAGATAATAGGCTTTCAGCCCTGTGGCTTTTGCGACTGATTCCTCATGCGGAATGACGCGTGGCACAATTTTTTCACCGTCAAACATCCATTCGCCGTTTGCTGCAAACCCCTTCGGAATATCCTTTTCTTCGATAGACGTTACAGAGCGGTTTTCAGGATACAGGCCGGTGGCATCGTAACCGCACGTTCTGATGATGTTGTCCGATTCAAAAGCAATCTTCAGCAGCCCGTTATCCAGTTCTTTCAGTACCGTTCCGTACCAGTCCTGCCCGTCGTCCGTCCTGAATGCATAATCAATAAAGGTCGGCACTTCCAGCGGATACTTTTTAAAATTCTTATAGATTTTCATTCTCACTCCTTAAAGCCAGGTTGCATCAACCCAGTTACCGCCAACTTTACGTTGCAGTCTGCGATAGAAAATTTTCGTGATGCCCACATAGTTACCCGTTGACGTTGAGGTCAGTCCAGTTACATAACAGCCGCTTGGAACAACACTGTCGGTAGACTGCCCGGTCGCGGGAATAGTTACATTCATGGACTCCTGCTGGCCCAGACGAAGGTCAGAAGCCATATTTCCGTTCAGGAATGTACCGTCCCTGCCAATCTCAAGAACCCGGACACCATTTACCTCAACCGCAAAGCTTTTAACGGTATTGTCGCCTGCCCTTACAATGCCGGTGCGAACGTAGTCGTTGTACCAGGTGTAACTTGACCAGGCGACAAAGTTATCAGCCGCCTGCCCTGCTGCGGCTGAAACCAGCTGAACCGGGTTGGACTCTTTTGGTAGCGTTTCCACCTGATTAAAACGGAAAATCTGACTGTAGTTACCTCCGCCAGCAGATACCGCCCCCACATTCCCCGGCCCTAAATTGATATCACCGGTTCCGTCGAAAGGAACGCCCGCAATATTTCGGGCAGTCGTCAGTTGAGTTGCTTTATCAGCTGTGGTGGCACTGGCTGCTTTACCGTTTGCCGGTAATGCGCCCACATCACTGGCTGAAGGTTTATTCAGCGTGTGATAAAGCTCACCCCAGTTCGAAAAGTTGCCGTTTGACAGCATCATGCGCAGAAATGCGCGGGGCGAACCGCCTGCAGATCCCTGTCCCAGACCGGCAACCTGCCAGCCTATCTGGTCACCCATTGCGTGAGTAATCCCACCTACCCACTGGCCGGGGATCGGCCCGATATTGTCTTTTGGGGCAAAGTAATCGAACCGCGACACGTCAACTGCTGCCATCGTGCCGGGCAGTTTTTCATTACGGATACCCAAGCCAAAAGCACCTGTACCCATAAAATCTTTACCCAGGCCAGTGACAAGTTTTGCGATAAAACCGTTCAGGTCTCCGTCATCCAGTACATCCTGTCCTGATTTGTTTGCAACATACTGCGCCAGCGCTGCCGCGATAAAGCTCGCCTGCCTTAATACCTTGTTGATCTGCGCAGAACTGGCCTTACCGGACTGAAAACCGCTGGCCAGCGCCACCAGCGCCTCGTAATCAGTCTGGCTGGTCACATTTGCACCGTTGCCCACTGCAAACGGTTTAAAATTATTTGCTGCCATCAGAGTTGTTTCTCCCATGAACCACTGTCGAAGCCCGATATAAACTGGTTGTCCATATCGAATCCAAAAAACGTACTCCCCTCAGACGGCGTTATCACTGAGGGGATTTGAATACTGCCCGCATAAACGCCCGCCGCCTTTACAGTCAGATAGCCCTGACGAATGGCCGCAATGAGCTCTCTGGACACCAGGCTGATATCCTTTTCAGGAAACACCCACAGGCCGACCGTCATGTCCTGCCCGTCAACGATCTGCATCGTCAGGCCGGAACCGGCCAGCGCGTTATCCAGAATTGCTTTTAACGAACCGTTGGTGCCGTCCCAGTTGTTAATGGCTATCTTGGCTTTGAGGATAATCCGGTAGGTTTCATCACTGAGGCGGGTATAACCGCTGTCGGGGTCATACGGCCCCTGCCAGACACCCTGATCCCAGCCCAGGCTATCCGTATCGAAGTAAAAATAAACGCCCGATATAGGCACGGCTACAGTGCGGCTCCGGCCTATCCATTCCCCGAGGATGTCCAGCTGTACTCCCACGGCTTTATCGATGTCAAAAGCCGTCAACAGTCCATTCATGGCGCTGGCTACATCTGCCAAGGGGCGGGTGGACAAATCCACATGCTGTGTAAAAAGTGGCTTTGTCCGGTGATAATTCGTTATGAGGTCGGTGTATTTGCTCATGACGCCACCGTGACAATGATGTTATCCACTGAACAGGTCACCGCCTCGTTAAACGCCGTCACGATATTGGCCGGTGCGACCGTTGCCGCTGAACGCCCGATCTGCAGGCTGTTTATGTCGTAATACCGGCTTTCCCCTCCGCTCACCACGCCCAGATTTGCCGGGGAATAAACGCGGCTCAGCAGCAGGTCATCACCGATATCCAGTGAGTTAACGTAATCCGCAATTGCCTTTTTGATGTCATTACCGACCTGCGTCGTGTAGCCCTGAAACACCTTAAGCGTGATGGCTACAAAAACGGGTACCGGTGATGATCTTGAAAAACTGATGGTGTGTGGATTTCCCCATTTGTCCTGCACAGAAACGGCCGTGGAACCGAACGTGGCAACGCCCTGCCCTTTTTTGCCCTGAATAACCTGAGCAATGGCGTTAACGTCTCCACCGTCCACAATTGCCGCAACGGAGTGCGCAGGAAGCCCGTTTGCGTCCTGGCTTCCTGTGTCATTTTCGTAGAGTTTGTGACGCGTCACGCCGGGGACGTTCGCGATTGCCCCGTCCAGCGCTACAAAAGGCGTCAGGGACGGAAGCGCAACACTCTGCCGCTGGCGGATACGTAGCTCTGAGTCCTTTTCCGCTGCGCTGCCCACCGTCGCCGCTGACATGTTGGTAACTGATGTCCAGCCGCGCGTCGGCGTGTTTATCTGGTTCACTGTACCCGGCATCGCCGCCACGGCGCCAGGCGTCGAGCATGTCGCTGTGACGACCACTTGACCACCTGGCTGTATGGTGACGGATGCTGGCAGGTTCCAGATGATGTTATTCGCATCTCTTACTGAGCCATTGGTGATGGTCTGACCGACTGTGCCAGTACAAAGCAAATCAACTACAGAACGCGTCTCACCGTTGCGGCCAATGCCGTTTATTTTAACGTTACGCGAAAGTGCGTCGCTCTTGGCTGTTGACGGCGAAAACGAGTTGTAAACAGCAATGGCTGTGTTGTTAGCATCGTGAATGGCCAGCGCCACCAGCGCCACCATCTGGCCGTCTTTACTGTCCGGATCGAGGTAGGCATCAGCGCCATAAATCTGCAGGAAATAATCCGTCAGAGAGGAAAGGATTGTCTGGTAATCAGGCGCGCTGATCCCCTGGGCGTTTACCGTTGCCGATAAACCCAGCGTGTCTATGTTGAGAGCCATTACGCCTCGCTGTTAACGGTCGTTGTCCCGTAGATGGTTTCGATCGTCGCCGTGAACGTCACCCGGCGCGTTTTGCTGTTGAGGTCAGTATTGAACGAGATGATTGATTTAACGCCCTGCGTCTCAAGGATCCGCTGGCGTATGGCTAAGTTGTAGGTTTCAGGCTTCTGCTTACCCAGTACCGACTGAATCCATGGCGTTCCCTCTGTGTTGTCAAGGAACCACTGACCGTACCAGAGCAGGAAGCGCGTTTTCACTGCCTGCGCCACCGCCTCGGGTGAGTTAATCAGCCAGGTGTCATTGCCACGGCCAAACGTATAGTCGCCGTCAGAATCTTCGCGTCGGTACCTCATCAGTTTACCCCACCTGTATTGTCATTCCCTTTCTGTACGTTCTTATGCGTGTGGCCATCGCTGATGTCTTTGCCGTTCGAAGATAGCGTGCCAAAAAACTGGATAGCGCCCGTAATTTTCGCGGCAGTGCCTGATGCAATACTGCCCACCATGCCGCCAGCCCACGTCAACAGGCCCGCTATTGTTACCGCCTGACTGAATTTAGCCAGCGGCGTCGTCACATTAAAGCCGCCTGGTGCCACGACGTTTACAGAATGACTGTCAGGGTCCAGTTCGATGTAAGCAGCCCCGTCATCAGTTCGCATCTGCAAAGTTGTTGTGCTTACGCTGCCAATCACGTTTGCCTGTGACTGAGGCCCAACGATAGCAAAAGCATCTGATAAATCATGCTGGCGCTGATCGACAGACTCCTGAACTCCACCGTTCTGCCACCAGAAATCGATGCAG